TGTGGAGATTCTCGCTAAGCCTGTTACCAATGAAGCTACCCAATAAGAATAAGAAGCTGGCGTTTGAGTTTCAGAAGATTCTTCTGAGCCGCGCCATTAACGCCATCTGCAAGGCTACGGACCTAAGCCGTGAGCAGGTGTTTGAGTGGCTGATTGATGGGGAGCGGTGGAATGGCGTAGCCTATAAGGATGGTCCCAAGGTTGAATGAGTCTTAGCTGGGAAAGGCACGAAGTCCTAAAGCCGCCAACTGATGAGGAGTTGGCAGTGATGGCTGCTGAGGATGTCCTCAAGCTCCATGAGGTTTATCATTCGGCAATCGCGAATAGCAGACGTGATCCCTACAGGTATGGGTGGAAGCTTCCCCATTGGAGGGATGCCGAGGAGCTTCTAAGCACGCATTCTGAGCTTCTGGTAAGTGGGGGCAATCGCTGTCTTGCCGGGGAGCAGGAGGTCTACGATCCCATCCAAAAGAAAAGCCTCCGCGTCGATCAGATCACGGAGGCCTTCCATGTAGAAGCTTGGGATTGGGATAAGGGAATTAAAATATCGGCTCGCGCCGAAGTGCCTTTTCAAAAGCCGATTGATAATCTGTTCCTAGTTGAGCTAGATAATGGTCAATCGTTTTCCTGTTCGGCAGAGCACAGAGTTTTAGGACGCTTTGGATGGCGCTCGCTACAGTCACTCGGGCTCGGCGGAATTGTAGTTCTTCCTGAGAATAGAGATAAGTATGAGGCTTCTTTTTTCGGTCGGCTGCTTTCATTCTCTGAAAGCCTTCTTCCGACCACTTGGGTATCTTACCTTTCAGAGTCGCGGCAAGATGCTTTGCGTTGGATTCGAACAACTCAAGATTTTCTATCCGATTGTCCTTCTTGTCTCCGTTTTTATGATGAATCACTTCTGATCGGAGCAAAGGTCGCTTCAAGTGCTCTTCCATCACAATTCGATGCTCAAGAACGTAAGGAGTATGTTTTCTGCGATGAGGATGGGCGGGCGCATAAACCTCAACATACCCATCTTTATTTAGAAACCGACCACCTTTCCAGCCCTTATGCTTTGAACCGCTTCTTGGGCCGCTGCGCGGGAGTTTTAGCCCGATGCGTGAACACAGCTTTGAGATTGCCGCAGTTGAAAAGCGATGCCCAGAACGCCGTTCTATCACAGCGGCTATTTCAGCCAAAGTCTCTTGGCGAGAGATTCTCTCGGAAAGCTCGGAATCTGATAACAAGGTTTTTAGATGTGGTTTCATCATTCCTCATCTTACCATGCGAAAGTAGTCTGTCAAGGGTTTATCATAAACGCAAAGACGTAGTGTGGGACTTTACTGTTCCCGATACTGGAAACTACTTTATTGGAAAAGTTTTGCAAAAAAATTCAGGCAAGACAAGCTGGGCGGCTCATGCCGTGGTGAAGGCTGCGGTGGAGAACCCTCAGTCCGTCATCATGTGCTTTGCCCAGAATGCGGATGTGTCCATCCGTCAGCAGCAATCGGCTGTCTACGACGCCTTACCCGAGGAGTACAGGGTTAAGGTGCTGGGAACTGAGGAGAACGTGTCCTACACGCGAAAGAACGGCTTCAGCAAGTCTAGTTTGATTCTTCCCGGCAGCAAGTCCTCCATCATCTTTAAAACCTATGCCCAATATCTTAATAACGACACCATTCTGGAAGGTGCTGAGCTTGGTTGCCGTGATCCTAATTGGATCAACATTGGAGCTTGGTGTGACGAGTATCTTATTGGGCCAGAACTTCTGGCAACGCTCCGCTTCCGTTTGGCTACTCGTAATAGCAAACTGGTTGTTACTTTTACTCCTATTGATGGCTACACAGAGGTTGTTAGAGATTATGTCCAAGGGGCAGAAGTACTTCGTGCAAAGCAAGCTGAACTCCTTGGGGGACGCTCGGTGCCATATCTACAGCGTTCCAGAAACCGTGATGCGGGGATCATTTACTTCCACAGTAGGGACAACCCCTTCGGTGGTTACGACCGTATCTCCAAAGACCTTGCAGGAAGACCGGAAAATGAAATCCTTACACGTGCTTATGGCATTGCTACGAAATCGGTAAGTACCAAGTTCCCCAACTTCTCGCGGGAGGTTAATGTCCTACCCCATGAGAAGCTAGACCTCAAGGGCAAGACCAAGTACATGATCTTGGACCCCGCTGGTCGTAAGAACTGGTTCATGGCTTGGGTAGCTATTGATGAGTCCGATACTTGGACCGTTTATCGGGAATGGCCTGATGCGAGTGTGGGAGATTGGGCCAAGTGGTCTGGAGGCAAGTGGTCCTCTGGCGAAGGAGCTAAAGGATTGGGTTATGGGATTAAGGACTACGTTGATTTGATTACGAGCCTAGAGGCTGAGACCAACGACTCTGTCTTTGAACGCTTCATCGATCCTCGTCTAGGCGCGGCTAAGTATCAGACTCAGGATGGGGCTTCCTCCATCATCGAAGACTTGGCGGATGCTGGACTAGTGTTCATCCCAGCCCCCGGCATCGACATTGAGGATGGGCTACAGGCCCTTCAGACCAAGATGTCCTACAACAAGAAGAACCCCATTGATTCAATCAATAGGCCCCACTTCTATATCTCGGACAGATGCCAGAACATCATCTCAGCCCTTCAGGAGTACACAGCCGAAGGCGGGCAGGATGAGGCATGGAAGGACCCCATTGATGTGATTCGCTACCTAGCGGTGTCTGGGGTTGGGTTTATTTCCAAGGACGCAATGAAAACCAAGGCTAATTCAAGGGGAGGCTACTAATGAAGAAGAAGGTGAAAGCTCCAGTCGCTGACATTCCTGTGGTGGAGGAAGCTCCTCCCAAGCAGACGGACGTGTTCAAGGTGAAGGTGGTTCAGCAGGCCAAGAACCCCCAGTGGGTCTATTGCATCTGCAATGAGCGCGACCTAGGCCGTATCGCCGCCATCATCCCCCGTCGTCTCACCGACAAACTCGTTGGCAAATACGTTCTAATTGAGGCTATTAGTGATGCTAATGGCACTTCCTACCGATATGTCGAAGGACAACCCCATTGATCCGACAACGGACAACAAGTGGCTCCTTCAGCACTCGGACCGGCTCATAGCCTATGAGTTTGAGCTTAGGCTGAGGTCCAAGAACTCTCAGGAGATGTTTCCAGAGGAGTTGGCGGACAAGATTGGTCGTCCGAAGGAGTATGTGTCCAACATCATAAAGAACGCCATCTCCCACGCAAAAGCGTGCTATGATAAAGGGCAAGACCATCCATGCAAGAAACCAAGTCGCAACACGCCCTAACCTTTGTTGACCAAGACGGTCCCGACGTAGTTGCGCTGCGAGGTGCGTATGATCGCACGCTCTCAGAGCTTTCCACCTACTTCAACCAGTGTATCAGTAGCGGGGACAACCGTCGTTGCTATTGGCCGGGTAAGTCACAGGACATGAGGAAGCATGGGGCGGATGCGTTCCCTTGGGAGGGAGCGTCCGACACGGAGGCCCGCATCATTGACGAGCGGATCAACAACTATGTCTCCCTGTTCATGTCTTCGCTGAGCAGGGCGAACATCCGTGCCTATCCGACTGAGCATTCGGACACGGGCCGAGCCCGCGTGGTTAGTGCGTTTCTCAAGTGGATGGTGGCTTCGTACATCCCCCGTTTCCGTCAGGAGATGGAGCTTGCGGCCAACTACTTCCTTGAGCGTGGTCTGATGATCACCTACATCGGATGGGAGCGCATGGAGAAGCGTTACCTCCAGAAGGTGGACCTCCAGCAGATTGCCGCCAATTCCCCCGACCTCGCCAAGCTGATCATCGAAGGGAAGAACGACAACGACATCGTCCAGATGTTGAAGACTGTCTACCCCGACCTGATCGACAAGCGGGCCAAGAAGGCTTTGAAGGACTTGCGCGACAAGGGAGTGGGTGAGATTCCGGTCAGCCGTTTGTCCGTTGATCGTCCTTTCCTCCAGACCTGCGCCCCTGACGGGGATGTGTTCTTCCCGTCCTACTGCATTGATCCGCAGCGGGCTCCGTTCGTCTTCTACCGCACCTTCCTTTCGGTTCAGGAGGTCTTGTCCCGTGTGGTCTCTGATGGCTGGGATGAGAGTTGGGCGGAGTACATCTGCTCCAAGTATCGCGGCGTAAACACCTACAACCTTGAGAGTGTTTATGGCACCCGTGGGCTTTCCTACACCCGCTATCGCCAGCAGTACAACGCCAATGAGCTTGTGGAGGTAGTCTACGGCTTCCAGCGCCTCATTGACTCCGAGGATGGCTCTGAAGGCATCTACTGCACCGTCTTCCATCCCAAGTTCTCTGGAACTGGAGACGTAAAGGGCTACGCCAAGTTTGAGCTTCTGAACGGCTATAACGACTATCCGTTCGTGGTCACCCGCCTGAGCAACGACTCCAAGCGGATGTACGAGCTTCAGACGTTCTCCGACCTTCTGCGCGGCCCTCAGGATCAGGTGAAGGCTGAGCGTGACAGCCGCACCGACCGTAACAGCCTAGCCACCCTCCCCCCGATTCTTCATCCTCCGGGCAATGCCCCCTCGGACTATGGTCCGGGCAGGTACATCCCGATTCGGCGTGCT